CCTGAAGCAATAAGGATTTTGTGATCGCGCATCCACGCAAACAGTTTGTTTGGACCAATACCAACAACCTTTGCAAAGTTTCCAATCAAAATTCCGCTGGACTCGCCAACGCGATCGGCAAACTCAACTTTAGGTGCTGCGAGAGCAAGCTGTTTCTCCAGTTCAGCCTTCTGGTCTTCAAGGTCGGCCGCAAGGCGCAATGCCTCAGAAAAGGTTTGTGGTATTTTCGCGGTTGCCCCTTCGAGTTCTCGCCAGCGGTCAACAAGGCGAGCGGTGAATTCCGGCGACAACTGGGCAACGACAATAATGCTGTCGCGCTTACCTTGTTCGCCCTCAAAAACGTAAGCCTCTACGCCACGAAGTAATCCTAAGTTATTGATTTTTTCGAAAACCACCATTGGGGGATTTCGGATCACACCTCGAACCGCCAGTCGTTCAATGGATTGTTTCACCTTGTCATGACGACTTCCCACCAACTCAGCGATTTCAATGCTTGTCATTTTGATGGCATTGCTATTTATCAGCTCATTCATTGTCATGTCCTCTCACATTGAAAATTCAGTAATAAAAAACCCAGCCGAAGCTGGGTTTGTTAAGTTGTCAATTGTCAGTAGCGATGCAGTGAAGGCGGCAACTCTTTGTTCTTAAGCCTTACCCATGCGGAAAGGTTCGTTGGTCCGTCTGGCTCATTAATATCAACATCTCGTGTGTGGTTGATTAAAACATCTCTCGCCATTCCGATAACATACGAAAACTCATGACCGTAGTCGTAGCATCTGCCGGAATAGTTCGATTGAATTTGTTTTAGCGCCGGATACAGTTCGCGGAATAATGCCTGTGAGCGGTTAGCATAATCCCATAACCATACAAGGCTGTTTGCTTCTTTTGCGGAAAGCTCGTTGGTGCTCTTCTCTTGTTTGCCAGTATTTTTCTTGCACTGGCTGAAATAGCAGTCTTCCAGTTTTTCGAACACATCCCACGCCTGATCGGTTTCGAGCATTTTGGCGTGACGGGCTGCTCCGCGTTCTGTCCAGAGGATGAGGGAGCGGGCATTTTTACCAACTAACCCGATTGTTTCGGGTCTGTTCTTAAACTCGCGTAATTCGTTTTTTTCAATTTTAAAGTAATGCTTTCCGGGCATGAATCGCGTCGTGTTGTTCAGAAAGTTATCAGAAATGTTTTTGATTTTTGTTCCGTAAAGGTGAGCCAACAGTTCAGTAGTAATTACGGGGATCTGGTTATAGGTAACAGGGGAAAGGTTTTCGACAGAAATTTGAACAGCCATAATGACCTCGCGTTTCGATAATTTTTACCTCGCCACCGTCAGGTGCTAATCATCGTGGTGGCGAACTGTGCGGGGTTAGCACTACCGGTCGAAACATCCGGCGAGCCTTTCGGCTCCCCCACACAGCCCGCCATAAATCGCGAATGTGACTGTGCTTAGCGCATAAAAAAACCGCCAGCGCGGTTATGCACCGTTTCGATATCCGGGGTGCTAATCCCGACGCCAGATTTTGCTGGCGCGTGAGGAATATAGCCCCGAATAAATCATCGCGTCAATCACCTTGTTTTCCTCGCACGATGTCTTAGCCACCGGATATCCCACAGGTGAGCCGTGTAGTTGAAGGTTTTTACGTCAGATTCTTTTGGGATTGGCTTGCGTTTATTTCTGGAGCGTTTCGTTGGAAGGTATTTGCAGTTTTCGCAGATGATGTCGGTGATACTTCTTCGCTGTCGCCTCATGCCGCCATCCTGACGCCCTGCCCGATCGCCATCAATGCCGCTTTGGATACAGTAGTAAACATTCGTCGAGGACTGATGAACGGTCGCCAAATCAGCAGCATGGAGCCTTTGCTGTTTCCCTTCTTCTCCAGCCCTGTCGATGGTTCGATAAAATTAATCCGTCCATCAGTGATAATGCGAACTTCGTCGACACTCTCCAGAGCCTTGCTGAACCATCCGACTGACATATCCTCTGGCACAAGCATCACTACCGTCTGTCGCTGTTGTATGCACTGCTCAGCGGCTTTTTCCACCCACGGCCTGATATTGCTGTACGGTGGGTTATTCCAGATTGCACCGTGGCTTATCCACTCAGAATTTAGCGCGTCGTCGGCCTCAGTTAGCCAGTGAGCGCACAGAGCATTTTTGTCGCTCGCAGCTGAATCCAGCCAGAATCCAAACTCAATATCCAGTGCATCAAAAAGCCAAAGCGGCGTTTGCCAGCAGTCCTTGTCGTGTGATGGCGTATTTGATTTGATAGTCATGCAGCTCTCCCTTTTCGTTGTGACCATTCATACTCTCGCCAGGAGTCATCACTCCACCGCACGTTGCGCTCTGAGCCGAACCAGAACATGATTTCGATAAGCTCAGTCATGCTGGCCTTCCGCATTTTGCTGGTACGCACGCCAAGCATGACAACGCCACCGTCGATACCAGGCACACTTCGTTGCTCCAGTTTTTTGGTCTTAAGCCACAGGGCAGTGAACAGGTCTTTCCAGTCTTCCGGCGCCAGCCGTTGACCATGCCATAGCACCTGACGCGAAACATCGTTCAGCATCGGCCACATACGGTCATTCTGCGCTTTGCTGCGCTTGGGTTCTTTAACGTGGACTTCGTGGGGTGACTTGTCGTCGATGGGTAGTGAGAGAATGGCGTCTATGGCGTTATTTCTGATTGCTTCGTTGCGAAGCAGAAAGGCTTGCTTCATCTCCTGCTCTCCGGTTCCATTTTTCAGCCGCCGCAGCAACTGATGGTGCCCATGCCCCCCTGGCTTCACAGAGGTCACATTCTGCATAGCCCCACACATCAATATTTATTCCGGCCTCAACCCACAGACGAGCATTACCGCCGCAAAACGGACATTCTTTTAGCTTTGGCTGGGTTAATGATAGGTCGCTCATGCTCACTCCTTCACTTAAAATCCAGACTCCGGATAATTCTGTTGCGCTGAAACTCATTGTTGAGTTTGAACAACCGTCGAAGAACACGGTCACGCGGATAGCGTCGTGCGGCAGGTGAATGCTCATACAACTCATCAAGCGGCAAACTGGACGATGAACGATACCGATACCAACGCACCAACTCTTCACGAAAATTAGCCCTGACAAGCTCAGCTATCGTACTCATTTCTTAAAGCCTCCAATTACTCTTCCTCAAATAAAAAGGCCTGCGATTACCAGCAGGCCTGTTACAAGCTCAGTGATGTAGATGGTCATCTTTTAACTCCATATACCGCCAATACCCGTTTCATCGCGGCACTCTGGCGACACTCCTTAAAAATCAGGTTCGTGCTCACCTTTCCTTCCCGTTCTTCCCTGGTAGCAAACCGGTAATACACCGTTCGCCAGACCTTACCATCAATGACAAGGATTCCTGCCCGCGCCATTTTAGCCGCAGCCTGATTTATACTGGTTACGGTTGCGCCTGTTAGCGCGGCAACGTCCGGCGCACAGAAGCTATTATGCGTCCCCAGGTAATGAATAATTGCCTCTTTGCCCGTCATACACTTGCTCCTTTCAGTCCGAACTTAGCTTTAATTTCTGCGATCTTCGCCAGAGCCTGAACATGATTTAGAGGTCTGCCGCCCATGACAGGAAGTTGTTTTACTGGTTCAGGAATCACCTCACCACGGTTAATTCTCGCAGTCATATGGACAAGCTCATCTGCGGCCTTGCGCCGTAATTCCGCGTCAGTCAGTGCATTGGCCCGCATGTTCTGGTACAGGTTGGTAACCAGCCAGTAGTGCGCGTTCGATTTCCACGGATAAGACTCTGCATCCGGATACAGGCCTCGCTTCCGGCAATACTCGTAAACCATATCAACCAGCTCGCTGACGTTTGGCAGTCCGGCGATAACGGATGCTTCTTCCCGGCACCATGCAACAAACTGCCCGGGTGATGGAAGAAATGGTCGATTCTGCCGACGGGCTACGCGCATTCCTGCGTTAACCTGTTCCATCGAGGTGATCCCGTTTTCCCGGAAAGCCAGAACCCACTGGCGGCGGATTTCATTCAGTTCGTTCTGGTCCCGGTTAGCCAGACTCGCCGGGAAAGTTGCCAGTAACTGGCTGAACACACCGTTGATGATCTGCGCTACCTGTTGTACCTGCGGCTTTTCGTCGTACTGTTCCGGCATGTTGTTGGCGATCCGACGCATCTGCTCACGGTCAAAGTTAACCATCTGTGCGGCGATGTTTTTCATAAATCCACCCCGTAAATCCAGTCAGTGTTTGTCAGGTCGAGTTTTGGTTTTCCAGCTGTCACGCCAGCCTGTTGCTTGTTACGGTTGATTTCGAGTTGGGTCCACTTGTCGCGGAGTTTGGCCGGACTTAGCACGTTACCGGACCAGAAGTTGTCCTGGCATGCCCAGCGGAACAGCACGCACATGTCGCGGTGGTTACGTCCGTCACGTTCACGCATCAGGCGGATATCGTTAGCCCACCCTGCAAAATTCGGTTTTCTGGCTGATGGTGCGATGGTCTTCACCATGTCAAACATCCACTCTGCGGCGGTCAGGTCTTCTGCTGTTCCCCACTTGCTGCCGCTCTGAATTGCAGCATCCGGTTTAACCACAGAAAGATCGTTTTCTGGCTGGTCAGAGGATTCGCCAGAATTCTCGGACGAATAATCTTTTCTTTTTTCTTTTGTAATAGTGTCTTTTGTGTCCCCCTGTTTTGAGGGATAGCAATCCCCTAATTTGAGGGATGTTTTATCCCTCGTTTTAGGGGATTTTCCCTCGTTTTGAGGGATGTCCCTCATTTTAGGGGAACCTCCCTCGTTTTGAGGGATGCACCATTCTGAGATGTTTTTATTTGGTCCAAACATGCCGCCTTGCTGCTTGATAATATTCATTCTGACGAGTTCTAACTTGGCTTCATTGCACCGTTTGACAGGTAACTTTGTAATCTCGCTAAGTTGAGAATCGGTGATTCTGTCCATTGGTTTATTCCACCCATAGGTTTTACGCAGAATGGCAAGCAGCACTTTAAACTGTCGCTTGGTCAGATCTGCGCCTGAATAAGCCTCAATCAGCATATTTGATAGTCTGGCGTAACCATCATCGAGATCTGCCACATTACGCTCCTGT